GTCATCGACCCCAAGCTGGCTCCGCTGTGGATGTCCCGCTATGGGTACAGCGCCAGGGCGGAGGAGGTCATCATCCCCAAGGAGCAGGCGGTCGAGGACGAGTTGAGCCGGAGTCTGCGGGAGCTGGGGGAGGCGCTGGACGGCGATGATTAGCCCCAAGCAAAAGAAGGTCCTGGCATTCTCCTACAGCCGCTATACCGTCCTCATCTGCGACGGGGCGGTCCGGTCGGGCAAGACCTCCCTGATGGTGGTGGCCTTCATCGACTGGGCCATGCGGGAATTTTCCGGCCAGCGGTTCGGCATCTGCGGCAAGACCGTGGGCAGCGCCGCAGAAAATATGGTGATCCCCTATCTCTCCCGCGCCTACGCCAAGGAAAAATACACGATCCGCTGGCGGCGGTCGCTCAAAATATTGGAGGTCCGCCGCGGAAGCCAGGTGAACTATTTTGAGGTGTTCGGCGGGCGGGACGAAAGCAGCTTTGCCCTCATTCAGGGTCGGACGCTGGCCGGCGTGCTGCTGGACGAGGTGGTGCTGATGCCGGAAAGCTTTGTCAATCAGGCCCTGGCCCGGTGCAGCGTGGATGGTGCGAAATTCTGGTTTTCCTGCAACCCCGGCCCCCCTCGCCACTGGTTCAAGACCAAGTGGATCGACAACCTGAAAGCCCACAACGCCTTGTATCTTCACTTTGAGATGGCCGATAACCCAAGTCTCAGCGAGGCAACGCTGGCGCGCTACCGGTCCATGTATACCGGCGTGTTCTACGACCGGTATGTGCGCGGGCTATGGGTGGCGGCCGACGGCCTTGTGTACCCCATGTTCCGGGAAGAGGAGCACGTTGTGGACGGGCTTCCCTGGCAGGCCCTCCAGCGGGGCAGATTTTACATCTCAGTGGACTACGGCACGGTCAACCCCACGGCGGCGGGGCTGTGGTGCCTTTGGAATGGGACGGCCTACATGGCCGGCGAGTACTACTACGACAGCCGCGCCCCCGGAAACCGCCAGCTGACCGATGAGGAACACTATGCAGGGCTGGAACGGCTCGCGGGAAGCCAGGCGATCGAGCGCGTGATCGTGGACCCGTCCGCCGCCAGCTTCAAGCAGACGGTACGGCGGCACGGCCGATTCGCCGTGTGGGATGCGGACAACCGCGTGCTGGACGGCATCCGGCTGACCGGGACCCTCCTCCAGGCGGGACGGCTGAAGATCCACCGCAGCTGCAACGGATTTTTGTCCGAGATCGCGCAGTACCGGTGGGACACGGACGCTCTGGAGGATACGGTCATCAAAGAGTTTGACCACGCCATGGACCAGACGCGCTACTTTTGCGCGACGGTCATGGCGCGGGAAGTGCGGGCAAAGGGAGTTTGATATATGGGATTTGTCGGCTGGGCGCTGCACAAGCTGGGATACGCAAAACAGAATCGGGAGACCACACCGGCCGGGACCATCGAGAAGGCGTTCGGCGTACTGCCTGCCTGGTCCAGGCGGATGGAGGACAACATCGGCCTCTGGTGGGCGATGTATATCGATCATCCGCCCTGGGAGACGGGGTGTGTGCGGCCTCTGGGCCTGCCGGGAGCCATCGGCCGGGATCTGGCCCGCCACGCGCTGGCGGAGTTTTTCGTGGCGGTATCCGGCAGCGCCAGGGCGGAATATCTGAACCGGCAGCTGCAAGGCACGGCCCCCAGGCTGAGTACATACCTGGAGCTTGGCCTGTGCCTGGGGGGTGTGGCCCTGAAGCCCTACCCGGATGGGGAGCGCATCCTGGTGGACGCGTTTACCACCCGCTTTACCCCCACCCGCTTCGACGGGACGGGACGGGCCATTGGCGGCGTGTTTGAGAGCGGCCCGGTCCGGCAGGGCAGGGAGTGGTTCAAGAAGCTGGAATGCCACGGCTTTCAAGCCCGCGCGGACGGAAGCACCGTGTACGTTGTGGAGAACACGGCGCACCGCAGCGGGCCGGACGGCGGCTTGGGACCGCCGGTCCCTCTGGCCACAGTGCGGGAGTGGGCGGGGCTGGAAGAGCGCATTGAGATCGAGAACCTGGACGGCCCCCTGTTCGCTTACTTCAAGCCGCCTGCCGCCAACAGCATCGAGCCGGGCTCCCCGCTGGGCGTGTCGGTGTACGCCGGTCCTACGGTGGACCTGATCCGGCAGGCGGACCATATGTGGGAAAAGTTATTCTGGGAGTATGACAGCGCGGAGCGGAAAATTTTGATTGACCGCGCAAATGCCGGTGCAGGCCAGGCAAAGGACCGGCTGTTTGAGTACGGTACGTTCAACCAGCCGGACTTCTTCCAGTTCTTGAACCCTGAGATCCGGGACGGCCCCTTTTACCAGGGGTTCCAGCATATCCTACAGCGCATCGAGTTCAACGTGGGGCTGGCCTATGGCAGCATCTCCGACCCCCAGAGCGTGGAAAAGACGGCTACGGAGATCCTTGCGGCAAAGCAGAGGCAGTTTGTCACAGAAAAGGCCATTCAGGCGGCGTTCCAGGCCGCGCTGGAGGATCTGCTCTATGCGATGGACGCCTGGTCCAGCCTGGCGCAGCTGGCCCCGGCCGGCGCTTACCACGCGGATTACAACTGGGGCGACGGCGTGCTGGACGACCCGGAGACCAAACGGCAGGATATGGCGATGGATATGCAGCGGGTAGCCGCCGGGTTGATGAAGCCGGTTTCGTTTGTGATGAAGTGGGACGGGGTGGATGAGGAGACCGCCCGGAAGCTGCTGCCGGATATGGAGGATATGACCACGCAGCCGGAAGAGGAGCTGGAATAATGCGCTATCCCTTCCAGCCAGAGCTTCTGGACGCGCTTCCGGAGGAGCTTTGCGGGCTGTTCCGGTCCCTGGAATTAAAGCTTCTGGAGGAGATATGCTCCCGGCTCAAAATCTCCGGCCAGCTCAACGAGGTCACCGTCCAGGACATCCGCGCCCTACGTTCCCACGGGCTTGACCTGGAGGACATCAAAAGGGCTGTCGCCAAGGCGGCGGGGACCGGCATGGACCAGCTCAACGCGCTCCTGGACAACGTAGTGCAGCGCAATCAGGCCTATTACACCTCCATGATCGGCCTGGCCCAGGTGACCGCGCCGGAGCGGCTGATCGACCAAAAGGACATTTATGCCATCTGCGAGCAGACGCGCGGCGAGTACCGCAACATCACCCGGTCCATGGGCTTCCTGGTGCGGCAGGGACGGCGCAGGATCATGCTCCCCCCTGGGCGGGCCTACCAGTGGGCCCTGGACTCCGCCCTGCTCCAGGTCCAGTCCGGAGCCGTCAGCTACAGCCAGGCCATCGCGGAGCAGGTGAAGCAGCTTGCAGAAAGCGGGCTGAAAACGGTCAGCTACGACAGCGGCCACGTGGACAGCGTGGATGTGGCGGTCCGGCGGGCCTTGATGACCGGGGTGAACCAGCTCAATGCAAAATACCGGGAGCAGTCGTCCGATTACCTGGAAACGGATTTGGTCGAGGTGACGGCCCACACCGGAGCACGGGACACCGGGACCGGCCCCGCCAACCACAAGAGCTGGCAGGGCAAGGTATACCGCTGGAGCCAGAAGCCCCGCGCCTCCAGGGGGAGCTACCCGGACCTTGTGAAAAAAACGGGCTACGGAACAGGAGAGGGCCTTTGCGGCTGGAACTGCCGGCATAGCTTTTATCCGTTTCTTGAGGGCGTCAGCGAACGCGCCTACACCGACGGTGAATTGGAGAACATCGACCCGCCCCCCGTCACCTTTGAGGGCCGCTCCTACACCGCCTATGAGGCTACCCAGATGCAGCGCCGGATCGAGCGCACCGTCCGCAGGCAGAAGCGGCTGAAAACCGCTTACCAGGCCGCCGGGCTGACCGTGGAAGCCCAGGCCGCAAGCATCCGCCTGCGCCGCCTGAACGAAACGTACCGGGCGTTCAGCAAGGCCGCAGGCCTGCCGGAGCAACGGGAGAGGATGAAATCCGCCTATGTGGATGACGCGTCTACAAGAAAAGCAGCGGAGTTACTTGAAAAACAGACGAGGTCTGGTATACTTAGTGATAGAGAGTCGGCGGCAATAACACGCTATATTAGTAGTGACTCCTATCGCCTAAACTTTGCATTACGTGGGGGACAACCGCTTAATGCTGAACTTTCAGCCTTTCGAGACGACTTGGATTTGGCACTGAAAAAGCTCCCCGCCTATAAGGGGATTACGTATCGTTCTGTTTCTGACTTTGGAATACCTGATATTGCAGAGTTCCTTAGAGCTTATACGCCTGGAGAAACAAAAGAGTTTCCAGCTTACCTTTCAACGGGGACAAAAGTTTATGACCCCGATCTCCCCATTCAATATGTGATTCAAAGTCAAACGGGGCGAGATTTGCAAGAGTACAACCCAACTGAATTTGAAATTTTATTTCAACGCGGGAAAAAATTCTTAATTCAAAAGGTAGATGGGAATACGATCTTTATGGAGGAAATAGACGATGGATGATCGATTCAAAGCCCCCCATAGTCACCCTCGGTGGTGGTATGGAGGGGATTATGAGCCAGCCTGTTTTAACTGCACTCACTTTCGCGGTATGGTAAAAGGGAGAGTGCGCTGTACTGCATTCCCGGAAGGAATACCGGCAGAACTTACAGTAAAAGGAGCTATTCATGACAGACCGTTCCAAGGAGATAGCGGGATTCGGTTTGAACTGTATGAAGAATAGAAGGAACACACAACGTTGGTTTTAAAAAAGACTGAGGACCAAGGGGAATGCTTCCGTTTGGCGCTCGGACTTGTTACCCCAGCGGATAATCCACACTACATCTTTGATTCGTAAAGTTGTGCAGCCCTTCGGCTTCACCCTCATCCGTCTGGCCTTCGGCCAGCCACCTTCCCCCGTGAGGGGGAAGGCTCGAACATTGGCACTTACTGAACTGCACAGTAGTCTCGATAGCCGCACCGATAAGCCTTCCCCCTAATGGGGGAAGGTGGCACGGCGAAGCCGTGACGGATGAGGGTGAAACCCACAGTTTCCTCTACTTCACAAATCAAAGAAAAAATAAAAAAACTCTTGCCAAGAGGGGAGGAGTTGTGTATAATGCAGTAAATATTTATTTACATCTTCGGTACAGAATCCAGCGCCGCCGTCCGGCGCATTTCTTCAACCTTTTGGAAAATAAATATTCACTTACAAAATAAGTAAAAAATAGACCCGATTTCCCGCATCACAAATTCTGCGCAAAGCAAAGCTGAATTTACGCAAAGTCCCAAAACCTTCCTTTTTATTGCTACAATGGCAGTATCACACACGAAACAGGTGCGTTTTGCATGGTTTCCGCAGGAGCTGGCCCCTGCGCTGTTTCCGGTGATACCGGAAACAAGATATCTTCAGTTTAAGCTGTAATTTTAAAGAGGGGCTATCGTTATGTATGCTGGAAGAGTAGTGAGAGGAACAGAAATATTACACAAGCCGCGCACAGGCGGCAGCGTCTGGCCGGGGGAGCGTTGTCCTGCCTTCGTGTCCCGGACCACCGGCCTGGGCAGAGGATATGGGTGCTGGTTCTGCCGCCATGCAGATTTTCACCTCCATGAGCCGGTGGCCCTGGAGGTAGGAATCTGCTGCTGGCCCAAAATACTGACGGACTGACGCTCGATAATGTGTCTTATATCCGAATAGGATACCCAATAAAGTTTTTGCAGATTGAATGGCAGACAGAGGGAGATTCATGAAACGACAAATCCAACACAATCGAAACGGCGGCTTTACTCTGGTGGAGCTTCTGGCGGTGGTCGCAGTGCTGATTATCCTGCTGGGGGTGTCCGCCGTAAGCGCGGCGTACTATATGGATTACCTGAAAATCACCGAGCTGGACAACGCCGCGCGGGAGATCTATATGGCGGCGGAGAACCGGGCGGCGCTGCTGGCAAACGGCAGCCGTCTGGAGAAGCTGGTGGCGCGAGGCGGGAACAGCGTATCCGGTGTAGGCGATGCAGGCGGAAACGCGGAGGGCTGTGTTATCGCCAACGGCGACGAGACCTTGAAGGAGCTTCTGCCCGCGGGAACCATAGAATCCAAGCTGTGGGAGGGCGATTTCTACATTGTCTACGAGCCGAAAAGCGGCTGTGTGACCGATGTGTTCTACGCGGAGAGCGAAATTGCACCGGGGGAGTTCCAAAGCTTCTATAACGCCTGGCGGACCGCTTCCCGGCGGGCGCGGATGGACCACGACCCCATGCTGGGCTACTACGGCGGCGGGCAGGCGGACGCGGACCGGTTCGACCGGCTGCATACGCCGGGGGTCACGGTGCTGATCCGCAACGAAGAAAAGCTCACCGTGCAAGTGGATTTCCAGATTCCCGAAAACGGCCGGGATGCGGAGATCACCAAGGACGTCACCCTGACCTACGGTGGACAATTCATCAATCTTTTGGATAGCCAATATGCTGGCCGCTTGCTTGCATACAAAGAGGGGGCAAACAACAGCTCCTTTTCGTACACCTGGGAATTGGACTCGCTGGAGACGGGCCGTCAGTTTGCGGACCTGTTTCCCAATATAGAGCCGGGCGGGGACTTCACCGTGACTGCCACAGTGGAGGTCAGCATGGAGGGCGGCAAGCCCAGTCAGGCCCAGGCCGAGGATACAAACAACAGCCTGTTCGACAAGGACAGTACGGTTGATACGGCGAAGATTCGGTATCTGCGGCACCTGCAAAATCTGGACACGGAGTTTTCCCAGGTGTCGGGCAGCATTACAAAAGCGGAGCAGGTTTCCAATATTCCGTGTTACGACAACGAGACCTATCAGGACTACAAGTTTACGCCGATTCAAAACAACGCACTCAACTCCTACAACGGCAACCAGAAGGAGCTTCAGAGCCTCTACATAGATTCCGACGGAAACGCCGGTCTGTTTGCGGAAACGCAGGATGATATGAAGTTCAAGGGAATACGGCTGCTGAACGCCAGAGTACACAGCACCGGCAGTACCGGCGGTCTGGTGGGCGTGGCCAAGGGCGTAACGTCCTTTGAGGACTGCTGGGTCTACTGGGAGCCGACCGAGGAGAAGAACCTCCAGGCTTTGCTGTTGCAGGCCAACGGAAAGGATTACGATTATAAGATTTCCGGCCCTACCGCCGGAGGCCTGGCCGGGACGTTGGAGGGTAGGACTACCGTAAAGGACTGCTTGTCCGCCACGCTGGTTTACGGCTCTGGAACGGCTGGCGGTCTGGTGGGAGAAGCGGAAAATACGCTGGACGTGACCGGCTCCTATGCGGACTGCTATCTGGCTGGAAAGAACCTGGCAGGGCTGGTTGGCTCCGTGAGGACGCTCCGTCTGGAAAACTGCTACGCCGCCGGATTTATTGATATGACCCAGGCGGGGAGTGCTGCCGGACTGTGCTTAGGCACAAATGCAGCGATTTCTGCACAACACGTGTACTCGGCCATGCGCCACACCAATAGGCCGGAGGGCACAACGTTCTACCACCTGGCCGAGGCGGAGCAGAAAGGGGTCTTTTCAGGCAGTACCTATTACCTGAACATCGGCGCGGGACCGGAAATTCCTGGTGCAGTCTCTTGCAACTATGACCGGATGTCGGCGATGGGCGACAAGGAGGGCGAAGTCAATTTTGCCCAGACAGTGGGAGGGGAATTCGCGTGGAAGGAGCTGAAAGACAGCCATCCCTATAACCTCCGGGAAAATTTGAAGCTGACCATCTACAGCTTCCCCGGCCTGCGGCGGCTGCCCCACTACGGCGACTGGAGCGCGCAGTTTAAAGAGCCGAGCTTGGTGTACTACGAGAAGTATAACGGCAACAAATACGGTTTTTCCGGCGGCAACGCCCGCCACCTCTTTGGGAGCCTGAGCGATGAGACGGTCCGGCTGGACGGCTACGCCGTGGCGCTGCTGCAAAGTGATTTGGCAACCTCAACGTCAGTTGACATCACCTATACATACTTTGATGCAAACGGCGCACGGCAAACGTACACAGAAACGATTGCAAAGCAAGATTGGCTTGAGGCAAAGTGGACCAACGAGGGGGACGAAGAGCCGACAAACTATTACCTGATTCCTCTGCCGAATGCTCTGGTGGCGGACAACAAAATTGCCAGCCCGGATTTCTATCAGTATTTGCGCTTTTCCCTGGAGGGAAGCGACGGTATGCTGGCGGAAGGAGAATACCTTTACAACCCCCACTTTGCCGAGACGGTCCGGCCCCTGCAAACCAAGGAGGCCCCGGAGGGCGGCTGGACAGCCCAGAGTGTCGCGGAACGGGCGGCGGAGCAGATTCGGAGCGAGCACTATGAGGTGGATATACGCACCCCGCGGCATCTGAACGATCTGAGCGAGTATCAAAACTACTACAGCAACGAGAAGCACCGCTATGTTTTCCGGCAAAAGCTGAATTTGGACTACAAGAAATACGGCAGTTACTCCGATCATTCTAATTTTTCCCAAAAGCCCATCGGCACCGGGAAAAATCCCTTCCGGGGCACCTACGACGGTATGTACCACCACATCCGAAACGTGGTATTCACCATTCCGGAAGGGGAGACCGAAACCTGTGCGGGCTTGTTTGGCAGTTCGGCGGGGACTCTCCAGGATATCGTTTATCACCTGGAACTGGAAAAACCGCTGGTAGTTTCCAGAGGACAGGGACAAAGCCTGTATGTGGGCGGCCTGGCGGGGCGCAACGCCAACGGAACGATACGCAACTGCGCCGTGGAGGGCTTGAGACTGGACGCACGCTCCTATTATGCGTGGCTCTACGTCGGCGGACTGGTGGGCCAGAACAGCGGCGTGATTCGGGACGGTATGGCGGAATCTCCCAGCCTGGAGGTGGACGTGAACAGCTTCGGCAGCGCCTATGTGGGCGGACTGGTGAGCGTGAACGGCTCCAACAGCTGGGTCGAGACCTCCTATGCGGTGGGCCGGTTCAGCGGCAGCGTAGACCGGAACTCCAATGCGCTGGTCTGCGGCTTCGTGAGCCGGAACGAGGGACACATCGTCAACTCCTACAGTGCGACCCAGCTGGAGGCCAGCGGTACGGGCGCGGTGATTTCCGGCTTCTGCGGCAGGACCTCCGGGGCCGGGACCCAGAGCGGCACCTATTATTTGAATATGGGTAACTTCACCTATCGGGATGTCCCCTTCGCCGCCAGCTATCCGGACGAGACCGTGGGCCTGAAAGAGGCCTCCCATAAAGAGCTGTCTGCGGAGAACTCCCTTATCAGCCGGATGGAGCGGCTTACCGGCAAAGACGCGTACCCCTATCCTACGGCCGTGCGGGATGAAGCTGGCCGGCCGGTTTATCACGGAAAGTACTGGCCTGTGCCGCTGGACCTGGGACAGATGGGCGTGTACTACTGGGAAAAGCTGACGGTGAACGGCGCGGAAAACTACTATATCAAAATGCTGGCCGTGAATCCGGAGACCAACAAAATGACCCAAATGAGTACCCTGTCCAACGCCCACGACGACGGCGGCGTGGTGACGGAGTACGGGTACGGCTACTACACCCATAATGAACACTCGATCATTGATGTGAGCTCGACAGACATCCACTACGTCCTGAACGGGCAGAATTTTGCATTCAGTAACAAAACGCCGAACCTGGAGGATAATAAATCTGATGCGGAAAAGCAGGCAGATAGAAAGCTCCAGGAGCTGATGCCGGAATTCATGTTCCACTCCTATCTCAGCTACACGCTGGGGAAAGACGGCGGGGGACTCTACCCCCAAGCCGATTCCAACAAGCCAAACGGAACTGTGACACTGAAGCAGGATGGGAAGGACGGCAAAGAACTGGCGGTCGAGTTTACCTGGAATCCCTTCTTTGCCGGGGCACTGTCTGTAGAATTCCCCAAGGGGGAATTTTGGCTGACCGGCGAGGGGGTCCCTGTCACCAGAGAAAACAGTCCCGGACAAAAAAGCAACGCCTACGGCGTGCGTTCCATCCGGCAGCTGCAATTCATCAACTGGAACAGCGGAAGCAAGAATACCAGAACGGTGATGTCCGGTTCCGATACGCAACTGAATTTCCCCTATCTGTCTAACTCCGCCAGCACTGGAAAGTATTATTGGGTCCAGAGCCACGATATCCAGGGCGAGCTGGAGGAGGATGGAACATATCGGAAATACACCCCCATTGCCGAGTACTATGACAGCAGCGATAAAAGCCTTGGCAACTTGTCGGGCTGGTTCGGCGGGCACTACGACGGAGCCAACTATGTTATTGAGAATGTCAACATTCAGGGACAGATGGCCTCCTGCGCGGGGCTGTTCGGCGTGGTCTATAACGGCACCCTGAAAAACATCGTAATGTACTCCTCAACAGGCGAAAGCACTGTGACCAGCGGGTATTATACGAATACGCAATCGTCGTGGTATGCCATTGGGGCGCTGGCGGGAGTCGCGGCTTCTCATACTGGAAATGCAGTAGAAAACTGCGCAGTTTCGGGCTACACCATCAAGGCCTATACTTATACAGCTACCAACAGCGGCAGATGGGGCGGCACCGGTGTAGGCGGTCTGCTGGGTATCTCCAATATGAACCTGAGCGGCTGCTCGTCTGTTGTCGATGTACAGGTCCTAAGCGGTTCTACCTCCAACGACAATATGCGTATTGGCGGACTGGTGGGGGTCTGTCAGAAGGGTATTACAGCCTGCTACGCAGGCGGTAGCATTAAAATTGAAAGTGGAGTAGACACAAAAGGTAACGGCATTTATGTCGGCGGTATCGTCGGCGGCTGCTATATGAAACCCCTCTGGGTGGCGGGGCAGTACAATACAGAAGGCCGACGAGTCACGATTGGCTATGAGTACGATACAGAGAAGGCGACAGGGAATGATAACAAGGCCTCCTACGGAGCAATCGACAACAGCCTGACCGACTGTTACAGCTATGTGGAACTGCCCGATTTGAAGAGCATAAACGGAGATAAGACGGGGTATAGGGACAAACAACTTCGAGCTCTGTATGCGCTGGGCGGCACCGGTGAAATCAATAGCTCTGTGACTGTGGATAAGCAGTATGAGTATTCACATCTGCCGAATGGGTCGGGAGCGCGAAACCACGGCACCTGTACCATTACCAACTGCTACTATCTGCGGGATTCGGTTCTGGCCCAGAATACCGAGGTCAACCTGACCACGGACGGCATTAAAACCGACCTGCTCCAGGAAAAAGGACCAGGGAACGACAGTCCGCTGATGGGTCTGAGCTATGAGCAGCTTGAGGGGACAGAGGACATTCAGAAGCAAAAAGAAACCAAGAAGATTTATGACTGGCTGAACCAAACCAGTACGCGCTACTATCCCGTGACCTCCAAAATCGGCGACTACGCCGTGCCCGGCAAGTACAGCTACCCGCCCGAAAGTGCCGCGGAGCTGCGGGGCCTGGACTATCCGTTCCCCACGATCCTGACTCGCATGGACGGCACAGAGCAGCGGCATGTACACTACGGACAGTGGCCCACAAACGGCATTATCCGTAAAGAACATGGCGGTGCCCCCATCGAGCTGGACCTGTTTGCACAGCCGAAGCATGAGGAGACATTTACGCTGACCAGCAATGTGGCAAAGAACGGAACGTGGAGTTATGAGATTCTGGACCCAGACATCGCCGAGGTGAAGCTGGACGAGACAAGCGGCAAGCTGACCGTGACCGGTAAGCTGGAGGGCACAACGACCCTGACCGTCAGCTATCAGGCTCCGAACCGGGCCGAACCGTACAAGCGGCTTATCACGGTCCATGTGACCGCCGAGCTGCACCTGTTCCCACCGGTGCTGGCCATGACCACCAAGGACACCGTACTGGTCAAGCCGGAGCCGCGGGACCGGGACGGGAATGACCTGTCCGGCAGTGGAACGCTGAAGCTGACTGACGTATCCGGAAGCGCCAGTGTCACAGCGGAGCGGGTGAAGGCCCCGGACGCGCCGGTGGACGAACCGACATTTACGGAGATACGCCTGACCAGCGGCGAGACGGCCACAGACGTGCCGGAGATGGTCAACATCAGCTATACCTATACGGTAGGCGACAAGGAGTACACGGGCACAAGCGCCATCCGGGTCACCGTGGTGCAGCAGCCGGAGCTTAAGAAAGGCGAAGGGGGCTATACCCTGACCTTCCCGCCGGAGAAATTCCAGGCGGTCCAGGTCAACCAGCCGTACCCGGAGGGCGTGGAGGTCAAGGTGGAGGAGAATGTCATTACCCTCACGCCGGAAGCGCCGCTGGAGAAGGAGCGGGAAATCACCCTGGACGTGATGCTGACCATAGACGGACAGCAATACAGCCTGGACGTGACCGTGACGCTGCCGCCGGAGGAAGAAGAGCCGGAAGCGCCGCCCAAAGAACCGGAAGGACCGGAAGAACCATAAGAGAGGGGAGGGACGCTCCATAAAAGGGATTTGGAAAAAGTGGCACAGCCAAAGTGGAGCGTCCATCCTGCTTGCGCTGTTGTTTTTACTGGTGTGCATGATGGTGTCGGCCTCGATTCTGATGGCGGCGGTGTCCAACGCGGGCAAGCTGCGCAGCGGCCAGGAGGAGCAGCAGCGGTATCTGACGCTGGCCTCCGCTCTGCGGCTGGTGTGCGATGAACTGACGGAAAGCACCTATCGGGGTGAGTACACCTACAGTAAGGAAACCTTTGAAATCAAAGAGACGGTCACCAATCCCGACGGGACCACCGAAGAAGTGGTTGTGGACGAATACAGCGAGCATACCTACGAACAGCAAGAGGCGGAGGCTTCCTTCCAGTGCGGACTGAATTCTGTCGCCGCAGATGTCCTGCCTTTGGGTAAGGACCTGGACACGATTTTTGCCGAACGGTTCAACGGTTCCAGGATAACCGAAAATCCCGACGATACCTACATCTATACGCCCCTCGAGAATCCGTTCTTTAGCGGCAATTACAAGCTGACCGTCACGGCAGATGATTTTGGAGAGGTTTCTGTCACGGTCCGGATGCGCCGGGACGGCGTGATCCACCTGACCGCCGAGCTGCAAAAGGACAAGGACGGCACGCCTTACGAGCAAATCAGCGTCATGGAAGCGGAGCTGCTTCCGGAACAATCCCTGGACAGTGTGCTGTTTCTGGAGGACCGGGACGATTCGGAAAAGGGAAACATTCCAGAAACCCTGTATCAGACGGAGGAGGTGCGTTGGAAGCTGAATTGGATTGCCAAAAAAGAGGCGAAGGAGGCAGGGGGAGCGTGAGGGAGAAAGTACGGGACAACCGGGGCGAGACCTTGATTGAGGTCATGGCAGCAGTGGTAGTGACCGCGCTGTCAATCGCGCTGCTGTTTGGCACGATCATGGCCTGCACCAAGATCGACCAGAGCGCCAGGCAGTTGGACCAGGAGCATTACAGCGCCCTGACCAAGGCGGAGGTGCAAAACGAAGGGGCAGGCGAGGTCTCCGTCACGGTAGTCAACAAGGGGAACAACGCACAGAATGTGCTGAAAGCGACGCTCTACGGCGAAAAAAACGTGTATTCCTACGCGGTAACGGGGGGGAGTCCATGAGAAAAAAGCTGTCCCGGAGCGAGGGGCTTACGCTGGTGGAGATGCTGGCCGCCGTTGTGATTCTGGTCCTGCTGGGGCTGATTTTGAACGCGGGACTGCACATGGCGCTGAACAGTTACCGGACCATGTGCGCCCAGTCGGAGACGGAGCTTCTGCTGTCCACGCTGCTGAACACGCTGGCGGACGACCTGCGCTATGCCAGCGACGTGGAGCCAGTGGGCGACGTGGTGCGCTATACCAGCGATTCTTACGGTTTGGAAACGGAGTTGACCCTTCAGGACGGCCAACTTCGGGCCAACGGGAAGCGGGTCCTGCCCGACGGGGCCTACGGCAAGGGCCGGTACATCATCGACACGCTGACAGTGGAGTTTGCCGCACCGGTTTTTAATATCGAAATCAGGGTGAAGGAAAAAGAGGGGGATATCAGCGCGGCGGGAGAGCTGACCGTCCGCTGTCTGAATCCTGTGGAGGAGAAGGAGGAAGGACCATGAGATATGCCAGACTGGGCGATCTGTTGGTCAAGAGCGGTACGATATCAGAAGAACAGCTGAAGGAAGCACTGTCCTTGCAGTCCGGGACCGGAGAGCGGCTGGGCTCGGTTCTGCAAGAACACGGAATTATTACCGAAAAGCAGCTGATCGACACCTTAATGAGCCAACTCGGCGTGGAATTTGTGGATTTGAATACCTACCACATTCCGGCGGAGATGGCCCAGATATTACCCAAGAGCATTGCCAAAAAGCACATGGTGGTTCCCATCCGGGCCACCCGGAACGATGTGCATCTTGCGATGGCGGACCCGCTGAACTTCGTAGCGGTGGAGGAGGTCCGGGCGGTGACCCGGCGGCGGGTGATCCCGGTGATTGCCGCCGCCGCGTCGGTGGAGCGGGCGGTCCAGAACCTTTATAGCAACCAGGGGGCCATGCAGGCCATCGAGGATATGCAGCGGGACCTGCTGGGCAGTCAGTACGGCACGTCGTCCAGTCCCATGACCCAGGCCCAGAGCATGACCGTGGACGAGGACGAGGCGGACGCGGCGCCGGCTATCCGATTAGTGAACTCTATCATCGACCGGGCCTGCACCGAGGGCGCCAGCGACATCCACATGGAGCCGGGAGAGGACAGCATGACTATCCGGATGCGCATCGACGGTGCATTGCGGACGATCATTCCGGTACCCCGCGAGCTGCAAAACTCGGTGATTTCCCGGCTGAAAATCATGGCCCGGATGGACATTGCCCAGAAAAACGTCCCCCAGGACGGCCGGGCGGTGGTCAACGTCCGGCAGGAGACGCTGGACCTGCGTATCTCCAGCCTGCCGACCATTTATGGAGAAAAAGTCGTCATCCGACTGCTGCGTAAGACCCCGGAGCTGGCTACCCTGTCGGGCATCGGCCTGGAGGGGGAGAACCGGACACGGTTTTGCAATCTGGTGGACCGGACCACCGAGGGAGTCATCCTCATGGTAGGTCCCACCGGGTCGGGTAAGACCTCCACTCTGTACGCCATGATCGACCGGCTCAAGAACGAGGAAGTCAATCTGGTGTCCCTGGAGGACCCGGTGGAGTACCACATCAGCGGAGTGTGTCAGGTGCAGATCAACGAAAAAACAGGGCTGACCTTTGCAAACGTCCTGCGCTCGGTGCTGCGCCAGGACCCGGATATCATTGCAGTAGGTGAGATTCGAGACGGTGAGACGGCGGAAATCGCCATGCGGGCCGCCATGACCGGCCATCTGGTGCTGTCCACCATCCACACCAACAGCGCCGTGTCCTCGGTGGACCGGCTGCTGGACATCGGCGTGGAGCCGTATTTGATTGCCGGTGCGGTGAAGGGCATCATCTCCCAGCGGTTGGTCCGGCGTATCTGCCCCCGCTGCCGCCGGAGCTACGTCCCCTCCCCGGAGGAGGTGGAATCCCTGGGCCTGCCGGCTGGAGGGGAGTACAAGTTCTACCGGGGCGAGGGCTGTGGAGAGTGCTTTAATACCGGCTATCGGGGCCGGACAGGTACGTTTGAAATCTTGACCATCACGCCGGCCATCCGGCGGGCCATTCACGCCCGGTCCCTAAAGGAGCTGGAGGCGGCTATGGAGAAGGCGAGCTTTTTGCCGATTATGGAAAACTGCCGCAAGCTGGTGCTGGACGGGGTGACCTCCTCCGAGGAGGTACAACGGGTGCTGGGCGGCGGATAGGAGGTAGCTATGAAGGTAGAAGAATTTGTGGCCCAGGCCCGGCAAGACCGGGCTTCCGATATCCACCTGGTATGCGGACTGACGCCCCGCTGCCGGGTGGATGGGGCCATCCGGGAGATGGGAAAGCTCCCGCTGACGGAGGAGGAGTGTACCGCCTTTGCCCAGGAGCTGGCCGGAGGGGAGTACGGTCAGGCACGGGCTGTGGGAGAGGCCGACCTGGCCCTGAGTCTGGCCGGTGTGCGGTGCCGTGTGAATCTGTTCCGCCAGCAGGGGAGCTGGTCTGCCGCGATCCGGCTGCTGAACGAGCATATTCCCCAAATGACCGAATTAGGTCTGCCAAAAGTCGCGTTGGAGTTCCCCGGCTACAGCCAGGGGTTGGTCCTCATTACCGGCGAGACCGGCTCCGGCAAGTCCACGACCCTGGCAGCGGTGCTCAACCAGATCAATCAGACCGAGTACAAGCACATCCTGACCCTGGAGGACCCCATTGAGTACGTCTATACCCCGGACAAGTGCGTCATCAACCAGCGGGAAATCGGCAAGGACACCCAATCCTTTGCCGCGGGCCTGCGGGCGGCGCTGCGAGAGGACCCGGACGTGATTTTGGTGGGCGAGATGCGGGACCTGGAGACCATCGAGACCGCCCTCACCGCCGCAGAGACAGGCCATCTGGTCTTTGGGACTGTCCACACCAACTCCGCCGCCG